GGCCCCTGGTGGTGGAGGCGACACCCGAGGAGATGGCCGACCCGCTCGCGGTGCGCGGTCTGACGAAGGAGGCGCTGGGGCGCCGGATCCGAGACGACGTGCTGACCTACTGCGGTTTCGTGGACGGCGGCGAGGTGACCGCCGATGGGAGCGCGGACAACGACCTGGCGCACGAACGCGCCGACGCCGTGATGGACATGCTTGCGAAGGTGGACGGCCACAGCTACCCGGCCGTGGTCGCGCTGCCATCCGAAGGCGCTCCGCTGCGCGAGCTGCTGAATGCCCTCCGGCCGCTGGTCTACCGCGTCGTGAACGCCACCGCCGCCCCGGGCCAGGAGCTGACGGAGAACGTGGACGTGATCATGGCCTTTGTCGACCTCGCCCAGGGCCACCCCCACCCGAAGCGGCTGCTACCGCGCGGCGACCGGCTCGGGGATTGGCTGCCTCCCGGCACGCCCGTGACTCTGCACCTCGGCAAGGAGGGCGAGAGCGAGTACTCCGGCGTGGTAGAACCGAGCCGGGACATGGTCACTGTCCGGCTGGACGGTTCCGGCGTGGTGACCGACTTCCCCCGGAACCGGATCTCGAAGGAGGGTGTGTCGTGGAATGCGCCGAAGACCACCGACAGCTGAGCCGAGCGACGGGCGCCCCGCTGCGTCCGGACGAACTCGCCCGCCGGCCAGTGGAGGAGCGCCTGGCCGAACTTCCGGTAGCGAGCCGGGCCACGCACCTCCAGCAGGGCGTCAACGCCATCGCGGGCGCGATGGGCGTCGCCCACGACGCGCTGGAGGAGTTCGTGGCCGCGGTTCGGAAGCTGGCGGATGCCGCCGAAGAGGTCACCAACGACGACGGCCGGGAGATCTGGATGACGGCTGGCGAGGTCGAGCTGGACCAGTGGACCCAGCGCCTGACGGATGCGTCGGCTGTCGTCCGCCGTCAGCTCGGGTCTGGGTAGCCCCCATCGTGGGGGGTGTGATACCTTCGATGTTGTCGGGTCCGGACGCCAACCAGGCGGGCAGCGATTAGCTACCGTCAGCCACCTGGAGCAACGTCTTATCCCTGACACACGATGGCCCTTACGTCGCTTCCTTGAAGATGACGTGGAGGGCCTTCGTTGTATCTGGAGGTGATCATGGGCAAGTGGAAGCACCGGCTGCTGTCGGCCGACATGGTGAGTGGTCGCGGCGTGTGCGAGCACTGCGGAGAAGTTGACCTTGCCATTCGGGATGGGAGGCCACGCTGCTCAGTGGCCCGTCGCCAGCAGAAGGGTGCCGTCACCCTGGAGCAGTCGCGCGAGTACAGCCGCCGCGCGCGTGAGCGCCACCCGGACCGCTGGAGGACCTCCACGCGGAAGGCTCACGGGCTCACCTGGCAGGAAGCTTACGACTTCCGCGCAGGCAAGGTGTGCGCCATCTGCGGTTCTGATGAGGGCCTCGCGGTCGATCACGATCATGAGACAGGTCGAGTGCGGGGCGTTCTTTGTCGATCGTGCAACACCGGCCTGGGCTTCTTCGGCGACGACGTGGCGCGACTCGCTCGGGCGATCGAGTACCTGACCGAGTAATCGGTGTTTCGGGTTCCCCCAGAATGGGGGGTGAGATAGACTCGCGAGTATGACCGCACCGACCACCCAAATCGAGCGCCCGTCCCGCGTCTTCGCGGAGTACTGGCCGGCGAACGTGCTCATGCCGGACGGCACGATCCGCCGCCGTGTCCGCGTGTATCTGACCGACACCGGGGTGCACCTGTTCTTCACGAAGCCCGTGGACGAACTCGCGCCCGGCTTCACTGCCCAGATCGACTTCGCGGCCACGGAGCCGCCGAACCTCCACGCGTTCAACGTCGGCGTGGACATCGCGCTGGCGAACCAGAAGCACGTCCAGGTGGACGCGCTCCAGGTGACCCCGCTGATGGTGATCACTCCCACCGGCGGGTGCGGGTGCGGGACCACGCTCAAGACGTGGAAGCCCAGCTGGGCCACCAGCGTCGATCCCTGGCCCGAGTCGTGATGAGCACGACGATGGCGAAGAAGCTGGTTCAGCTCGGGTTCGCGATCATCCTGGAGACGATCTTCTTCATGATCGTGCCGGTGCCGGTCGTGCTCCGGATGCTGACCGGCGCCGTGGTGGCCGCGCTGCTCATCCGTCACTGGCGACGGATGGATCAGCCGAAGCCCAAGGTGCCGGATCGTCCCGGACCGCCGGTGGAGTGGATCGACTGATGACACAACATGTTCTGATGATCCTGCCGTCCACAGAGGACGAAGCGCCTCGTCTGGTTGGCCCCTTCCTCACGGAGGCGACCGCGACCGCGTGGGCGGATAAGAAGGAGATCGACCCGATCCGCCGGGTGATCCGTCCGCTGGAGTCGCCCACCTCGATCTATGGCTACGGCCGTCACGCGCTGATCCCGAGCCCATCACCTCGCCGCGTTGTCGCGGGGGCACTGGACGCCTGGGAGGCGAAGAAGGAGGAGGCCCGCCAGGCGCCGAAGCCCCCGTCATTCCCGGACATGCCCACGCGGCTGATCGCGGAGGACGAAGGCGTGATCTACCACCGCGAGCCCGGCGGCCCGTGGAAGGTGGCCGTTGATCCGGGCGTGCCGCCCGAGGGCCTGGGCCCAGCTCTCCCGAACCCGACGCTCCGGATTGAGTACGAACGCGAGAAGGAGTCCCCCGGCGCTCCATCGCTCACCGGTGGAATCCAGCGCTGGATCACCGGCGAGGCGATGGAGTCCGCGCCCCGCAACCTCATGGCGCACGCGGAGGCCATCGGCCACTGGTCCGGCCCCGTCGCTCGGTTCAACCACCCGACGACGGACGGACGCGTGCTGGAGCTGTCCGGCACCGACGTGGCGGAGTGGCTTCCGCACTTCGTCCGCGTGCCCGTGGGCGTCTGGGTGATCATGCCGGACTTCGGCCCGCTGCCCATCGGCCTGTGCGAGCGCGTCCGGGTGGAGGGCGGCTGGCTGCTCGCCGAAGGCCGCGTCTCGCTCGTGCACTTCGAGAAGGCCGCGCCCGAGCTGTACCGCGGCGCCACCACGCCGCTGATGGAGTCCATCCCGGCGGCAATCGACGTGACGAATGGCCGGCGGGACTCGCATCCGCAAGGCGTGCACATCGGCGGCCCGTGGGAGCTGGAGCGCGTGGTCTTCGGCCCGGAGCCCGCCTGGCCTGGATGCCGCGTCCAGCTGGACGGCATGGAGATGGGAGCGATCCGTGGCTGATCTTCCTCCCCAGCTGCTGCGGGCTCACTGGTGCCCGGTGTGCGGCCGCTTCGAAATCGTCAGGCAGGCGCACCACATCCGCTCCGGTTCCATAAGTGATCAGTGTGAAGGGCTCATGATCACCGTGGAGTACGAGTGCGCCGTGGACCGCCAGCACCTCGCGGAGCTGGCGTCATGATCACCTGGATCTTGAACCAGTACGGCCGGGTGGTGACGTGGATCAAGACCGACCACTGGTGCACGGGGCACGTCTGGGGCGACTGGGTCATGGTCGACATGGGCCGCGAGAAGATCCGCCATTGCCAGTGTTGCGGCTGGATGGAGACCACGAACCACCCCTGGCGCGGCTTCCTTCGGCGGCCGCGATGACCACGGAGCGCTTCGTCTTCGACTTCGATGAACTGGACGCGCAGGGTCTGCCGCGCTGTCCCGTCGCCTACTTGTTCCCGGAGCCACCCACCCCCGCGATGCTTGAAGTGGTTGGGCCGTACCTCCGGCTCCGGGACCGTGGCCGCCGCATCCTGGTGGAGCACGCGATCAGGAACCTGGAGCTGGCCGGCGACCGCATGACGGCCCACCTCATGTACGACGGCGGTCCGGAGCCCCGGCTGCTCGGCGCCATCGTCACCGGCCAGAGCAAGCCGCCGGAGAAGCGCTACGAGTACGACGAACTGAACGCCTGGTTGCTGCCCGGCGAGGCGACCATAGACCTGGGCGGCGGTGCACCGCCGCTCAAGGCCCGTGGCATCCGAGTCGTGCCCATCCGCGAGGTCACGGAGCCCGAACCACTCGATCCCGAGATCGGCGCCATTCTCGACAGCGTCCGCTCCGGCCGTCAGCACCACCTCCAGGTAGAACCTTCCTCGCCCCTCACTGGCGAGCGGCTGAAGGAGCTGGCGGTCACCGCTGGAACCCGCCTCGCGCGCAACTCTCCCGAGGGGATCGCGATCATGCGCGCCACGATCGCGGCCAGCCCGTACCAGCAGTGCCGGAAGGCTCACGGGTGCGGGCACCCCTGTAGCTGCCCGATCCGCAACACCACCACCGAAAGGAAAGAATCATGATCGAAGTCCGCATCCGACACGAAGAGGCACCGACGGCCGTCCGGCTGTTCGACTGGGACCCAACCGACCTGAGCAGCGTGATCCCGACCTTGTGCGGTTGGGGTGTGCGTGACAGCGAGGGGAACCAGTACACCAGTCGTGATCACTTCACCTCGGAGATCGTGGTGGAGGACGGCCTGGCGTACCTGGAGGTCGTCTTCGGGTACGCCGTATGAGCACGCCGGCCAACGGATGGCTGGTCGTGACCGCGGTCAACCTCGCGGACGGCTCGGCGGACAGCGAGACGTACAAGATCGAGTCCGTGGACGACTGCACCACCGCGGACGGGCCGATCCAGCGCTTCTCCCTGAAGGCCGCCGATGGCCTGGGCGACACTCGGTCATACGTGATCACGCTCCACGAAGCCGGCCAGATCCTGCCCGAGGTGCGGCCGTACCGCGAGCTGGTCCGGGCGCTCATCGCGGCCGGCGAACCGTGTCCGGCCTACGGCTGCTCGGTGTCGCTGCTGGGCCACCTGATCGCCAGCCTCACCGCCGACCAGGTAGAGCTGGTTCGGGAGCTGGACCCGAGCGTCTCGGAGGGGACATGACCGACTTCCTTCGCCTCTCCGCCCTCCTGGCCGGCTTCGCCGTGATCGGGCTGCTGCTCTTCGCCGCGGTCGCCTTCGGAGGTCGACGATGAGCCCGTGGCTGCTGCTGCTCATCATCCCCGCGGCCCTGGCCTTCGGGGCGGTCGGGCTGGCCGTGTACATCGCGGTCAAGATCAGCCGATCGGACTCGCGATGATGCGCCGGGCGGGCTGCTGCCCGATGTGCTCAGGCTCGGGGGCCAGCGGCGAGGAGAGCACCGGCGGAGCGTGCTGGGACTGCCAGGGCACTGGCCACCCGCACCTCGGGCCGTGCGGCTTCTGGCTGTGGTGGAAGAGCAGAAGCGCCGCGCTTCTGCTGATCGTCTTCGCCTGGATGGTCGCGGGCAGCGTGCCCGTGTACCTGATCGATCGCTAGTGGGTTGTCTGGATCTACTTCGTGGGGGTGCCCCTCGCCTTCGCGTGGCTGGGGCTGGACGCGGTGTACCGCCACCTGGAGCACAAGGGGACGTGGAACCGATGAGGACCTGGACGGAGTACGCGGTGCGCATCCGGACCGGCGCCGGGGAGGTTCGGCATATCGGGATCGAGAGCCCTGAGCCCAAGCACGTGGGCCAGTACGCCCGCCGTCCCGCCGGTGACGGATCGAACCGCACCGTGCCGGATATGGATGCACTCCGCCAGCGCACGGTTCGGGTGACGGAGTGGAGGCGGCCATGACGCACGGCTACCCGATCGGCATGGGGGATCCGGAGTCGCCGAAAGGCCCACTGGGCGCTGGCTGCTGGTCGGACATCATGGCGGCACCGGTAGGCGGGAATGACCCAGCGCCGGGGGAGGCTCCTGAGTCGAGCGAACCGGAGCCACCGCACCCGCCGCCGGACGCCTGCCTTGACACCGGCTGCTTCCCGCCAGAGAGCGAGCTTCACCGGTTCGACGGGCGAAACCGGAGGGCCGGGGCTGACGCGGTAGAGGGCTGAGCCCGCGCACGAAGACGGAGGAGCGCATGAGGACGTGGCTGTGGAGGCAGGCGCTTCGAGGTGCCGAGCTGCTTCACAAGATCATGTGGCACCTGAACCTCCGTCCGCCGGTCCGGGTGGTTGCCTGGACAGCACGGCAGTGGGGCGACTCGGTAGACCGACACGGGGCAGGGCGGGGCGACGGGAGATGATCATGCGTGGGTGGACAGCATCGTGGCGAGGTACCCGAGGACGTGGCCATCAGACGAGCGTGGCTCGGTGGCACGGTGCTCGGGTTGCTGATCAGCCTCGCGATCTGGGGGATCTGGGAGCTGATCCAGTGGTGGCCGACCTGGTGACTGACTCGCTGGCCGTGTGGCGCATCGTGCGCTTCATCCAGCGTGACAGCCTGATCGAGGAGCCGCGCGAGGCCGTCATCAACCGCTGGGGACACCTGAAGATCACCGAGCTGCTGACGTGCCCCTGGTGCCTGAGCATCTGGGTGGCCGCCGGGGTCGTGCTCGCCCGCGCGGCGGCCCCACGAGTCTGGGGCATGATCGCGCGCGGTCTGGCATTCTCAGCGGGAGCCGGGGTGATCACGGGCCTGGTGGACCAGCTGGACGACTGAGCCGGAAAGGGTGCGTTAATGCCTCTCTTCGGGAAGCGGCGGGAGAAGCCCTCGCCCCACGTGATGACCGCCGCCGGTCGGGTCGTGGACCTCCGCGACCGGGACACCGTAGCCACGCTCGCCATGACCCGGATGCCCTGGCAGTCCGTGGCCTGGAACTACCGCAACTCGATCGGCGAGCTGGGGCAGGCCCTGCGGATGAAGGCCAACCTGCTGAGCAAGCTCGGCTGGACCGCCGCCTACCAGCCGCCCGGCGAGGACGAACCGATCCTGCTGACCGGCAACCCGGACGAAGACAAGGACGAAGACGGCAAGCCGTATGTGTCGCCGCACGTCGCCCAGGCCGCGATCGAGTGCCTTCAGCAGCTCCCCTGGTCCCGCGGCTACGGCTTCACCGGGCGGATCTCCACCGGCTTCGACGTGCCGGGCGAGGTGTGGCTTCACGGCTTCCCGGGCGATGACGGCCAGGAGACGTGGGAGGTGCGCTCCACCTCCGAGGTCACCCCGAGCACTGGCGGCGGCCTGCTGGTCACCACTGTGCCGGGGAAGCCGCCGCGCGAGCTGGACCCCGACGAAGAGACGCTGATTCGGCTGTGGGTGCCGCACCCGGAGTGGGGTGACCTCTCCGACTCGCCGATCCGCACGCTGATGGATGTGTGCGAAGACGTGGTGCTGGCCGGCCGCGAGATCCGGGCGGCCGCGATGAGCCGGATCGCCTCGAACGGCATCCTCTTCATCCCCGAGGGCATGGCCCTGGTCAAGCCTGATCAGCAGGTCGTCCGGCCGAACGAGAACGGGTTCGCAGCCGCCTTCACCGCGAGCATGACGGCACCGATCAACAACGAAGGCCACGTGTCCGCGGTCGTGCCCATCGTGATCTACGGCGACCCCGAGGACGGCCAGGCCATCCGCCACGTCACCCTGGACCGGGCCAGCGCCGATGACGTGATCGAGCGACAGAAGGCCAGCCTGGACCGGCTCGCCGACGGGATCGACCTGCCCCGCGAGGCGATGCGGGGCAGCATCGGCGAGGCGAACCACTGGAGCGCCTGGCTGATCGACGCCCAGACGTTCGAGAACCACCTGGAGCCCGGCGCCCGCATGATCGCCGACTCCATCACCATGAGCTACATGAAACGGCGCCTCACCATGAGCGTCGCGGATGGCGGATGGGGCCTCTCCGTCGAAGAGGTCGACACGGTCCGCTGCTGGTTCGACGCCAGCACGATCACGCGGAACACCAACCGCTCCGCCGACGCGGATGCCGCGATGGACCGCGGTGCCATCAGCTACGACGCGTACCTGAAGGCGAAGGGCTTCGACCCGGCGGACAAGGCCGACGAAGAGGACATCCAGCGCCTGATCGCGGTCAAGTCCGCCGCTCCACAGGACGCGCTGGGCAAGCTCATGGAGGCGGTGGCAGGGATCAAGGCCGATCCCCAGCCGAAGCCCATGATCGTGCCTGGGCAGATCGTGCGCCCGGGCCAGCAGGCTCTCCCGCCTGGTGCGCCGGCCGACGCGGACCAGCCGCCGCCCGCACCGGGCCGTGGGCCGGGTCAGGGGACGCCCCCGGTGCCGACGGGCGCCCGGACGGCGGCTGGTGCCAGCGATTCGCAGGGCGTACTCGATTCAGTGCGGATCATCGATGGCCAGGTGCTGGCCGATATCGACCGCCAGTTGGTGGAGGCGATCCGGCACGCCG